GGGCTGGGTTGTAGATAGAGCAACTGGAAAAATGATTCCTCCAGAAAAAGAAATTACATTAACTGATAAACAACAAAGTCTTTATGATAAATATATAAATCCCACTCCTAAAGAGATAGAGGAACAAGATATTCAAGAGCAATTAGCTAAAACTGGAACAAGAGAAGAACAAACTATAGCACGACTTGCTGGTAAATTAGGTGTTTCTATAGAACAGGCAACAGACATAGTTAAAAATAATAAAACTAAATATTTAACTAAAGATCAAATAAAGAAGGTATCACCATCATTGAGAAAAACATATGGTTTAAAAGATTATAAAAATGCTGCTTCACAAGAAGATCTTAATAAAATGGCTAAAGGTTTAGGTATAAAATTTAAAAAGAATGTAGACCCTAATAAACTTGATGAAAAAATGAGAAAAAAATTAATAGGAAAACTTGGAGGTATTGGAAAAGTTTTATTTTTATGGAGTATATTTACCGGATTTAAACGTGCAAAATTTATAAAAGAAGAAGTTCCTGTAGAAATGTTTGAACCTAGATTAACAGAGGAAGGCAAAATGCCTTTTGCTGATCAAATGTTTGACGTTTTTGGAGAAGGTGCTACTAGTAAGAAAAAATGGAGAGTAGCATATGAAAAATATGCTGGGTTTATTCCATGGTCTCAGCATCTTCCTCCGGATGTTGCATTTGGAACAGGAATGGAAGAAGAACATTATGAAGAAGTATTAGAAGAAGGCTTCGCAAAAGAAGTAGAAGGAGGTCCATTTGGATCTTAATTTAATAATAACTAAAAAGGGAGGCAATTATGCCAAAAGGAGTAGAAGGAGCATACCGTTCCGATTACGTTACACGTAGTGTTAAACAAGGTGAATTTAATGAAGCTAATGAAGCTGCATTACACCGTTATCCTTTAGAGAAAGATGTAATGGGTGCAAACTCTGGTGCATTCCAGCAAACTCAAGATTCACCATCATCTAAAACTAATCATAGAGGTGCTGCTAGTAAAATAGAAGGTAAAGTAACTCAAGGTGAACACGGATAATTAAGTCAAAATAAGGAAGATAATATGTCTGATCCTGTTGACATACAAGAAGAGCTCTCTGAGGGATCTGGTCTTTTAGGTCTTATACAAGCTCGTATGCAAACTGCAGAAAATGGTAGACAAGCACATGAAAAACGATGGTTAAAAGCGTATAAAAATTTTCGTGGTATTTATGATTCTACTACCCAATATACAACTACTGAAAAGTCTAAAGTATTTTTAAAAATAACTAAGACTAAAGTACTTGCTGCGTATGGTCAAATTGTAGATATTTTATTTGCTAATAAAAAATTTCCACTAACTATAGAACCTACACCGGTACCTGAAGGAATTGCAGAATTTGCTCATCTTAAAACACCTGCTGATCAATTATCTGATCCCTATGGTTTTGAAGGTGATGGAAGGCAATTACCACCCGGAGCTATGGAAGCAACACCACCAAACTTAGATTTTTTAGGATCTATGGCTAATAAGTTTGGTCCTGATGCACCACTTGCTGAAGGTCCAGCTAAAATAGGTGAACCTCAAATATCTCCAGCAAAAAATGCTGCATTACGTATGGAAAAAGTTATCCATGATCAACTTACAGATAGCAATGCTGTAAATGTACTACGACATGCTATTTTTGAATCAACTCTTCTTGGAACAGGAATTGTAAAAGGTCCATTTAGTTCTGGTAAAACTATTCACAAATGGGAAAATGCCGAAGAAGAAAGGGTTTATACACCAGAACAAAAATTAGTTCCTCGTATTGAGGCAGTTAGTGCTTGGAATATATATCCTGATCCTACTGCTACTAATATACAAGATTGTGAATATGTAATTCAACGTCATAAAATGAATAGATCACAAATACGTAATCTTATGGAAATGCCTATGTTTAATCCTGATGCAATACGGGAAGTTATTGTTGGGGGAGGAAACTATACGGAAAAGTACTTTGAAAACACTATTCATGATGATGAAACTGAACCATATGATAACCATGAACGATATGAAGTATTAGAATATTGGGGTGTATTAGATACAACTACTGCTAAACAAATGGGTCTTAAAGATACAGCTGAATTAGATGATTTAGTTGATGTACAAGTTAATATATGGATTTCTGGAGGTCAGATATTGCGAGCTTGTGCAAATCCGTTTACACCAGAAAGAATACCCTACTGTATGTTTCCTTATGAAATAAATCCCTACCAAATATGGGGTGTAGGTGTACCAGAAAACATGGAAGATGCACAATTACTTATGAATGGTCATGTAAGAATGGCTATAGATAATTTAGCACTTGCTGGTAATCTTGTATTTGATGTAGATGAAACCTCATTGGTACCCGGTCAAAATTATGAAATATTTCCGGGTAAAGTATTTAGAAGGCAATCAGGAGTTACGGGTACTGCAGTAAATGGTATTAAATTTCCTAGTACTGCCGGTGAAAATATACAAATGTATGATAAAGCAAGGCAACTTGCTGATGAAGAAACAGGTATACCAAGTATTATGCATGGACAAACTGGTGTAACTGGTACAGGAAGAACAGCTGCAGGATTATCTATGTTACTTGGATCATCCGGTTTAGCTATAAAAACTGTTATAAAAAATATAGATGATTATCTACTTAAACCAATGGGAGAAGCTTTCTTTCAATGGAATATGCAATTTAATGAAGATAATCCTGATATAATAGGAGATCTTGATATTAAACCAAAAGGTGCAGCTTCTGTAATGCAAAAAGAAGTACGTTCACAAAGATTAACTATGTTATTACAAACAGTGGCAAATCCAATGCTTGCACCATTTATTAAGATACCAAACTTATTAAAAGAACTAGCTATATCACAGGATATTGATCCTGATAGTTTAGTAAATGACGTAAATGAAGCACAGATTTACGCTGAAATTCTCAAAGGATTACAAGATGCCCAACAACCCGAACAACCCGAAGGACCCCCTCAAGGCCCTAGCCCCTCTGCTGGGGCAGGACAAAATGGAATGGGAGGTATTGGAGGCGTACCTCAACAACCTCCACAAACAGACCTTAATGGCACTGGTGGTGGCACCATCGGAGTTGGAGGTGTACCGACTGCAGGGGAAAGCGAATTTACTGGAAATCCTCCTCAAATTGAAGGATAACTTTAGAGATATGAAAAAGAATGTCAAAAATTGAATTTGAAGAATTAAATAAATTTGATGCTAATGTAGTTGCATTAGATCAAAGAAAAATTGATATACCTGATAAGTTTGCAGGTACTTTTGGTGCAGAAACTCAAAAGAAAATTATAGAAGGATTTACTCCTAAAATAGGTGGACAAGCTTTAGAAACAGCTCTAGATGTAAATAAAGTAAATATACAAACTCAAGGTAATATAGCAGTAAACTTAGATCCAAAAAGATTATATGAAGGTTCTTTATTAGATTTAAAAGATAAGGATGCTTCATCAGCTCTTGATTTATTAAAATCTGCATCTAAGGATTCATCAATTTTTAATTCTGATGCATTTAAATTTTTACCAGATTCAGCAAAACGAATGGATGCAGCATTTGATGATCAAATGAAAGCAATTGGTGAGTCTGGTAAAACAGCAGAGGAAATGATTGAAGAAGGAGAAGCAGGAGAAGAATTAATGGAAGGTATGTATGCTCCTGAAGTAGATTTATCAGGCCTTTATGATCCTGTAAAAAAACAAATTGGAGAATGGGGTGGTGATGCATGGGATTATCTTTTTGGACCAAAACATGACATATCTAAATTATCAACTACTGGCCCATACGATGTTTCTAAAGGTTTATATGCAACACAAATACCTACAGGATTAAAAACTACATCAGCTCAAACAAGTATTGGACTAAGTGGACCTCCTCCAGCTTCTCTTGCAGGTAGACAAGCAGGAGATATAACTAATATATCATCATTGGCTACTGCTGGTGCAAGTGCTTTTGCAAATATAGGATTAGCAGTACCGGCTGGAGTACAAACAGGATTACAAACCTTTACAACATTAGGAAGTGCTGGAGCTGTTCCTTTTCAAACAGGGTTAGGTACAGGAACAAGTGGTACAGCAGGTGCAACAGCAGCAAGATCACTTGGTCAACTTGCTTCTGTTTGGGGAATATATGAAGGAATTAAATCTGGTACAGGTCAAGGATATATGAATGCAGCCCTATCTACTGCAGCTTTAATAAATCCAGCTTTAGCTATACCAGTTGCAATTATAACTGGATTACAAGCCTTATTTGGCATGAGAAGAAGAGGAAGACCAAAATTCCCATTTGGAGGAACAGAATTTAAAACAGAAGGAAATAAACTCACGTTTAAACATCCCTATGGTTATAATGGATTTAATGGAGGTGTAGCTCGTGCAGGAGCAGCAAGTGTTGCTGATTATGTAAATACCTTTGTAAATTATTTTGGTGATTATACTGGACAAGGATTACAATTTAATTCTGGAGCATGGAAAAATGCTGTAAAAAAGGATCCACGATTGGGAAGATATGATACAATGAATGATAGTGGTTATGCTGATCCAAGTGTATTGATACGAAAAGTGCTTGAAGCACCCGGAGTAATAACAGGTACTCCTATGAGAAATGGTATGCCAGTAAATGACCAACAGCAATATGAACAAGAAATGAAAGGTTTTAATACGTGGTATACTAAAACAGCAATAGAACGTGGTGGGGTAGCAAATAGACAATGGCTTAATACAAAAGAGGAACCAAATATGTTTGGAGAGAACTGGGCTGGCCAATATGGAAAAGTTCCAGATCAAATTCATCACCGTACAAGAGGTGAATTTCTTTATGAAAGAGGTAGAGGTGGACTAGGCCAAACACCAGATCCTGTATACAGATGGCATGAATCTTATGAAGATGTTAAAAGTCCCTATGACACTTTGTACTATAACATGATGGGAAAATTTAATAGAGGTGAAGGGGGTATGGGATACTAATGTTTCAATTTTTAGGACCAATTCTTAGTTTAGTAAGTGAACCAGTAAAATCTTTTATGGAAACACGTACTATAAAAGCTGAAAATAAAGCAAATATAGAACAAGCAAAAGTTAATGCTCAGATAAAACAAATTGAAAGAACTGCCGAATCAGAAATAAATTATGATATAGAGGCATTGCGACAACAACAGTATAGTTGGAAAGATGAATTTGCATTGCTAGTTATAACTTTTCCTTTTATCGGATCTTTCCTTCCTTGGACACAAGAGTTTGTAATGCTAGGGTGGGATTATGTATCCAGAGCACCAGAATGGTATAGTTATACTTTTATAGGTGCAATTTCTGCAAGTCTTGGTATCCGTTGGGCAACTAAGATGTTTGGAAAAAAATAGTGCCAGTTATGAATAGTTTCAATAAATCTGAACTTATTGATTCTTTGATAGACCATGAAGGTCTGGTACTTCATCAATACTCAGATAGTGAAGGTTATGCTACAATAGGTGTAGGCCGATTAATTGATCCGGATAGAAATGGGGGCATAACAAAAGATGAAGCGATATATCTTTTAAACAACGATATTGAGGAATGCACTAAGAGTTTAGATGAATCTCTATCTTGGTGGAGAAACAAACCTTCAAAAGTACAAATGGCATTAATGCACATGAGATTTCAATTAGGAATGACCGGATTGAATAAATTTAAAAAAACATTGCAGCTATTAACTGAAGATAGATTTAAAGAAGCAGCTATAGAAGCAAGAAATTCTCGTTGGGCAAAGCAAACTCCTAGACGAGCTAAATATGTAAGTGGATTAATAGAAGATGCCTGAAATTGCAGAATTTGATCATGAATTTATGACACAAGGTAGTGAAACTGCTGAAGGTGAAAAATTAGCAGGGCTTATTCAACAGAATCTTACTCCAGAAGAACAGGGAAGATTACAAAAATTGTGGCCTGTATTAGAAGAAGTAACAATGTTGATCCACAAGGCTCAAACTGGTGAATTTCCAAGAGAGGCTCAAGAAAGAGGTCTCACAAATGGGCAAGGAGTGCCCGAACAGGATATGGGGGATACTGAGGTAGCCCAAAACATGCAAAATCAACAGGGGGTACCTCCTAGGTCTATAGAAGGGCAAATGCCTCAAAATACTGTAAATATGCAAGGTGGAGGTCCAGTTCCCGGAGTTTTACAAGAACAACAACCTCCTCAACAACCTCCTCAACAAGTTGCAGCTGGTCCAGTAGGGGTAGTAGATAAAGAAGGAGCTGATGATTCTGGTGTAGCTGATGATGTACAAACAGAAAGTGATGGATTTGTAATAAATGCTGCAGCTGTACGTCATGCAGGTTTGAGAGATATATATAATATGATAAAAGAGGCTGTAGAATATCTTGAAGAACATGGTATAAAAATAGATACAAAAAAAATTCCAGTAGATGCAGAAGAAATTTTAGTATCCAATGGTGAGGTTGTTATTCCTGATATTATTGCAAGAGTTATTGGTTATGATAAATTAGAAAAAATAAATGCTAGAGGTGAAAAGGAAACAGAACAAGTTCAGAAAGAAGTAAAACAAGAGCAACAAGTAGCTCCTCCACCAGAAAGACCTGTAGAAGAAACTAAACCTCCTGTTTTACAAGCAGCAAGTGGTATAAATATAGGAGAAGATAAACAAGAACATATTCAAAAACAAGAAGCAGCTAAAGAATATTTAGATATAGAATCTCAAGTACAAACTAATCAAAAAGTAGATGAAGCAGTTAAAGATATAGGTATAGTAAATACTAATGAACAGATGGATACTTTAAATTTAGACACTACTCCATCAACTAACTTTGTACCTCAAGAAATTGGAGATAGACCAACAGAATTAGCCGAAGTAAAATATTTTGGTTTTACAGAAGATCAGTATTACAATGCCATACCTAAATATGAATGGCGTGGAGAAACACCTCTATTTGGATTTGCAAAAACTGGAAAAGGGTTTACTAAAAGTGGAAAAAGTTCTGCTTACGGTCCTGCTCAAATTACTACTTCCACATTAGGAGATCCAGAATTACAAAAATTAATGAATAGTGAACAAAAAGCATATACTTTAAAAATTATAGCTGCCCAAACATTGGCTTTAAATTTACAAAAATATAGAGGGAGTATTGCTCGTGCTATATCACCAAGAGAGTCTCCTAAAGGAAATGCAGCATTAAGTATGTTAAAGATAACCCCACAAGAATTTATAAGTTTTGTAAAGGATGGATATTTTTTACCAAGTAATAAAACAGAACAAATAGAAGGTATTCCCTTAGAATTACTTCCAGAAAATCATGAAGAATTATATAAACAGATTTTTAGTACTATATTATCACAAAAATTTAAACGTAGAGAAAGTAAAGATGTAGAAAGTTTTATAGGTTCGTGGTATGGACATCCTAATCCAAGAGAAAAAAATAAGTATATAAAAGGAGTAATACAGAACCTAATATAAAGAGTTTTAGTCTTAGGACTAAATATAGCGTAGGCTACCCGTTTCTTCAATGGCACCTACAAACAACAACCGAAGTGGCTACCCTAGAGAAGGCCCCACGTGGAGACAAGAAATGGCGAAAAAACTGAAGACTACAAATAAACCTGATGCACCCATTAAAGATGATGGAAGAGAAAAAATGTATCAAGGATCTTATAAAGACGATGTGTACAAAGACGATCCAGAAAAACAAGAAGCTGCTGGCACTGAAGAAGCTACCCAGCAAGAGCCTCAAGGTTTTATGGATTCAAATAATATGAGTGCAGTTCCTGAGAACGTAGAAGTTCCTACAGAAAAGGTTGGTGATTATAGAGAATCAAAAGCCGAGCACGATTACAAAAAGAGATATGACGATCTTAAAACTTACTATGACCAAAAGTTAAATGAATGGAAGCAAGAGAAGGAGAAGCTATCAGCTGAAACTGAAATTGCTAAAACTCAACAACAAGAGGTAAAGTATACCCCTCCCAAAACTAGGGAAGAGTTAGAACAGTTTAAAGAAAAATATCCTGATGTATATCAAGTTGTAGAAACTATCTCTCATGACATGGCTGAACAAAAAACTGCTGATCTTCAAGCAAAGATTTCTGATCTTACCGAAAAAGAACAAAAGTTAATTGTACAGTCTGCATACAAGCAACTAACTTCAGCCCACCCTGATTTTAATGAAATCAAGGCTACTCCTGAATTTTTAGCATGGCTTGAGGAACAACCTGCCAATATAGCTGATGGTATTCGTAAAAACAATACTGATTCTAAATGGGCAATTCGCACTGTTGATTTATACAAAGCTGATGTGGGTATTTCGTCAAACAAAGTGGATTCCAAGAGAAAATATGATGCAGCTCAAGCAGTGTCCAAAACAAAAGCTAATCCAGCAACTATTAATACTGGAGGAAGTGGAAAAACATGGAAAATGTCTGAGATACAACATATGAAACCTTGGGAATTTGAGAAAAATGAGGCTGAAATTGATGCTGCCCAAAAGGAGGGTCGTATTGATTTTGAAGCATAATTTAAACTAGGGAGGACTATAGTATGGCTACTATGGCAAGAGCTGGTGGTTATAATAACCTTGCAAAAGGCAATTGGGCCCCAGCCATATACAGTCAGAAAGTTCTCAAATATTTCCGTAGAGCATCGGTTGCTGAAGCTATTACAAATACCGATTACTCCGGGGAAATTGAGAATTTTGGTGATACTGTAAATATACTAAAAGAACCTACCATTACTGTTGCTTCTTATGCTCGTGGCACATCTGTAAATACACAAGAACTTTCCGATGATCAAATTCAATTGACTATTGATCAAGGAAATTACTTTGCATTTAAAGTTGATGACATAGAGGAAAGACAAGCACATGCTAATTGGGAGGCTCTTGCAACTTCTTCTGGTGCATACGCATTGAAAAAGAACTATGATTATAATGTTCTTAAAGCAATTGCTGATAACGCAGCTACCGATAGTAATTTAGGTACTGCCGGATCTGCAGTTTCCATCAATGTAGTTAACGAAGCATTAAATATGCTAAGTACAGCACAACAAGTTCTTGATGAGAACGATGTGCCTGAAGAAAACCGTTGGTGTGTAGCACCACCCCAATTCTGGACACAAATAAGATTGGCAAAAACTGACGCAGCTGGAACACCTGCAATATTGGATTCAGCAGCTACTGGTGAAGGTCAATCAGCTTTGATGAACGGAAGAATAACAAGTAGAAAAGTACATGGATTTGATTTATATCAATCCAATACTATGGTAGTAGGTTCAGCAGGAACAGCAGCAGCTGCGACTTTTGGACCGTCATCAACATCTGGTGAACATTACGTTTTATTTGGACATATGTCTGCAGTAGCAACTGCTTCACATATTGCTAAAACTGAAGTAATTCGTGATCCAGATAGTTTTGCTGACATAGTACGTGGACTTCATGTATTTGGTAGAAAAGTACTGCGAGGATCAGGTTCAGGATACAAAGGCGTATTCGCTGGTGTTGCAGACTTTAACTCATAATTGGAGGAATGATTTATGGCAACATGGACCGTAACAGGTGGTGGGTCAACTGGTCATTCGGCCAATGCACCTACCGTTAAAGTCTATAGTGAAATCGTAGACTTTAGTGCGTTTACAATAACAACTAATGATATTGTGGAGGTTATAGAACTTCCAGCTAATTCATTAGTACTATACGCAGGGTATGATGTTTTAACTGCAGATAGTGCTGGAAATTCCGGTACTTTATCTCTTGGAGATCAAGCTGATGTAGACCGTTGGGTTGCTGCATCTACAGCTACTGCAGGAATAGAAACAACTAGAGCTAGAGCTGGAGATTCCAGTCTAGGGACAACCTCAATAGGCTATGCATATTATGCAGCAGCTGATACCATTGATCTTACAAATGCAACAGGATCAATGAACTGCGTGGTAAGAGTATTTGCAGTCGTGGCAGACTGTGATGGACATGGAGACAATGAAGCTCAAAATGTAACTTTTGCTTAATGCTATTGGTAAGGGAGAACTAAAAAGCTCCCTTACCTTTTCACAAAGAGAAGACTATGACAATACATAAGATAAATTCAGAAATACAAAAAAAATTGGTTACAACAAAAAACTATCCAGAGTATATGCCTAAACCAATTGTAGATACTACAGAACTTAGATTTCGTTCAATAGAACAAAGCTTAAACTTAATATTAAAAAAA